CAAGGTCAGTGTCGCTTGCCCGGATCTCTTTGTATACGCGGCCCCCTCGGGGAGCTTACGGAGGCTGTCCATCGGGATCGCCAACTCCACTAGGCTCGACGGGATTGTCACGGGGGTAACGGATACCTTTCTGTTCCAGCTTAGACTGTCTGACAGTAGCGTGGAAGTATTTTCTCTTGTAGTCCTGCACGACAGGGCGAGCAGGGCAAGCAGCGTAATGCCGGCATTCCTCCATGCGTGTGATGACGGACAGGAACTTGGATACTTTCTCTTCCAGAAGGATAATTTTCTCATTTTGTCGTAATAACGTCTCGTTGTTCGACTCGGCGATTTTCTGGTACACGGAAACGGTGTCACGGGTCAGCTCGGCTTTCTTGTACCGCCGCATCTGGACGAACATGACGATACCCCAGATACCGAAACCGTTGTTCACCAATTCCCGTAATATGTCAAAAAATTGCTCCATCGTTTTTAATCATTAGGAGAAATACAAGTCCGCCTCCGCTCTCCTGCGCCGCATCAATCCGGCCAGCTCCACGCCCTTGGAGCGTGTCCAGCGGGAAAGCTCGTAGCGGATGTTCACGTTATCCGGATTCGCCCTCACGCATTTCAGAAGGGTAGACCGGAGGAATTGCGTCTCGCCCACGTTGAACACGAACGACACCAGCGCGTCGAACCGGTTCTGGCTCAACCCGGGGCATTCCCGGTTCACCACGGCCTCGGACTGACGGAGGTCCTCAGCCAGCAACTGCTCGGCCCTCCGCTCGTCGATCCGGTCGCCCCGCTTGACACCGGCGGTGTGGCCGTAACCGATCGTCCAGACGCCGGCGGGACAACGGTAGGCCTCCATGCGGAGGCTCTCGAATCCCTTGATCAGGTTGATACCGTTTTGGCTGGTTCTCATGAGATAGAGGAATTTGCAAGTTCAACATATGCGTTGCCATCCCACATCAGGGTCGTGACTTTGGAGGCCGCACAATTAGCGCCACCAACCGTCGATACAGCCGTCCCTTCGTTTCGGATAATCAATAGTGATCCCGCCTGTACCTTTGTCTCGACATCGATTGTCTCGGCGGCTGTCGGAGCAACAGCTACCATAGCCGGATTAGCGTCATGCACGATACCCGTCTCAGACACCTCGCGTTTCACCGCTACCGGAAACGGAATTGTAACGATCCGTTCTCCCTCCTCGTTGTAAGGTGCGTAGAAGTCAAAGCTTCTACGCGATTTCATATTGATATAGCTCATTGTTATAATGGATTTAAAAAGTTAACCATCAAGCTTTCGGAGAGTAAACGGCTCCCAAATATTTACCCGTAACCGGCGTGGCGACACCACGCATATTGAAGCCGATCACATCGCCGCGATATCCGGGATCGTTCAGGCTGAAATACATATCGACAGTGCCACGGGCTCGGGCTACCGCTTCCTTGTAATAGAATAGGGACGACGGTGCGTCGGTGGCCGATACCGGAGCTTCCCACGCGAGTTTTTTCCCTGTCGTTCCGTTGTATCGTGGATTCAAGGAAGAACGCACTACAGTGAAGGAGAATAATTTGTTCTCGCTATAGAATGCTTTGTACATCGTCAAGTCTTGCAAGCGCAAATCCATCGCGTGTAGAGGGTTCAGTACCAGGATACGGCCCTCCTGGGGAACTTCCAACTCATCGAAAAACAATTCCATATCCATCACCTTCTCATAGGTCATGCCTTTATGTCCGCGAGCATTCGTTTTTCCGTCTGTCGCTCGCACCGGGGTAAATTGGCTGTTTTCAACCGGGGCCCAATTGAAAGCCGCCAAACGGGCAAACTTCTGGCGAAGCGAGTTACGATGCCCCTCGATCACGCTCTGGCGCTTTTCGGCAGATTCCTCGATCTCAATAGCGTTGATATGTACCGTATTTTCCGTATCGAAACGTTTCAAGATGATCTCGTGGGGGATGTCCGTACGGACAGCGACTGGGATCGGATACTGTTCATTGTCGATATATACCGCCGGATCGACACCCGCCTCCTGCAAGTTCAGTTTGTTGTTATCGACCCACGCGTCAAGCGATTTTGAATAGCTCAAGAACGAATCAGACGGATAGAACTTCTCGATGATCTCCGGAATCCAGATTTCACGGTTCAACCCTTCACAAAGGCAGCCCGACATATTCAAGGGAATAAAGGACAACCCCATCTGCACGGCAAACATAGTTCCGTGATTGACCCCCAAAGCGGGTGCAAACACTCCGCTGGTCAAGGCATTAAACAACAGCGCCGTAATCAGCGCCACGACAAATCTCGCTTTCATTCTTACGTTTGTTTTATAGGTTTATATTATTCAGGCAGGATATTTCCCGTATGCCTCAAAAAACTTCTGTTTGTACAATTCCGGCTCCTTCTTGAGCTCTTTCAAGCGGTCGGCTTTCACGACTTCGGCAAAAGTCATATCTGCCAGTTTTACGGTCTCTTTGCCTGCCGTTGCGGAAGGTTGAATCTGGGCCGATACCGAGCTGCGCATTGGAATAGCCTCCAATTGTGCCTTTGCCTGGTCGAAATTAGAGTCGAACATACCCAGCCAAGCATCCTTGCCCTTCGCATCCAGCCTCCCGTCTTTGATGGCGGTGTCTATCAAGGCGATGGCCGAAGCCTCGTGTTCGTCCTTTTCCTTTTTCTCAAACACCCGCACTTTCGCAGTCAGTGACTGGTTCTCTGTTTTCAGCGTCCCGTTCTCCGTCTGGAGTTGGTCGCGTAGCTGGATGATCTTGCGAACCTCGTCGGCGATGGCCTGTTCGCTGGCATTGTCCGACAGTCTTAAAAGTCCTGTTAAAATAGTCATTTGCGTATTGTTTTTATATGATACATACGAACCGTTTCCGGTATCGAGTAATTTAATGAGCCGTTGTTTATCGTTTAGGTCGATAAGTTTATTGTTCTTGTCATACAAGGCCAATGCATTATGATTGCTACCTATCGTACAAAGAGAGGCTTCCCGCACGATCCATTTGGTTACGGTAGGCAATTCCTGGCCGGGCAGCATCAATAAGGGATCGCTGGAGGTCTCAAGTGGAGGCCACGCACCGATACTGGCCGCTTTTAGGTATCCGCGATCTACCTTACCCATTATCGCGGCGACTCTTTCATCCGTCTCATCAAAATCGGCATCCGCTAAAATCCGGGTTCCCTCGATCCGGATATTCTCCCATCGCCCGATTGGAAGTTCCCAGTCGTTATGATTAAGTAACATCACGGGGTTATTTTGGAATACCGATAGATCGGCACCGGATGTCAACATCCGAAAGCCTTGCGTATTGACTGTCTCATCGTGTAATATGAAAGTCTTTTTTGCCATTATTTTCGATTTTCTACCCCAAAGGTGGAGGCTAAAAATGAAGTAAAAAAATTGCGCTGTAATGGTTACGTACAATATGCGGTTTATCTGCACAATTTTGGCAACCAGTACATTGTAATTATTTTAAGAGATAAAGCTCGTGTACTTTTGAGGGGTGAATCAACAAAATGTAAAGTTGCATGGGAGCGGATTTAAGCATAAAGCAAAAGAAAGAATGGGCAAAGATGCTCTATTTGAAAGAACACCTTACACAGGCGGAAGTAGCCGAACGTGTAGGGGTGAGCAAGCAGACCCTCTGCAAATGGGTAAAGGTCGAAAAATGGGAGGAGCTGAAGACTTCCGTCAGCCTGACACGCGAGGAACAGCTATCGAACATCTATCGCCAGGTCGCCGAAATCAACAAAGCCATTGCCGGACGTAAAGACGGCGAACGCTTCGCAACCTCCAAAGAGGCTGATACGATCAACAAACTGGCAGCCGCCATCGAAAAGATGGAAAAGGAAACAGGGATATCCGATATCATCAGTGTGTCAAAGGGGTTCCTTGACTGGCTTCGAAAAACGGATATAGCAAAGGCCAAAGAACTGAGTAATTATTTCGACGCATACATTAAAGACAGATTACAATGAAACCCCTTAAAGTAATTGACAAGCAGGCCATAGAGGACTGGGACGCGTATCTGAAAGCGCTGCATAAGGATACGGCTATCGATCAATATATGTCCTATCAGGAGAAGCGGAAGAAACTCACCTATCTGGAAGAACACCCGCTCTTATGGATCAAAGAGATGTTTCCCAATTACGCCAAATATGAGTTTGCCTCATTCCATAAAAAGGCGATAAAACGTTTAATATATAGTCCTAAGAACTGGTATGAAGTACTCTCTTGGGCGCGTGAGTTGGCAAAGAGTACCATCGTCATGTTCATTGTCTTATTCCTTGTCCTAACCGGGAAAAAGCGTAATATAATCCTATGCTCCTATAGTAGCGATAACGCCATCAAACTACTGAACCATTACCGTGCCCAGCTCGAAGCCAACCAACGAATTATTTTCTACTACGGGGAACAGAAAGGGCTCAAATGGAAAGAGGACCATTTTGTAACCAAGAATGGAGTATCTTTTATTGCAACCGGTGCAGGTCAATCCCCCCGCGGCGTGAAGATCGAAGAGGTCCGTCCGGATACGATTCTGGTGGATGATTATGATACTGACGAGGAATGCCGCAATTCGGAGATTGTAAACAACAAATGGAACTGGTTTGAACAGGCGCTTTACTTCACCCGTTCATTCTCCGAGCCCCTATTAACTATCTTCTGCGGGAACATCATCGCAAAGGATTGCTGTGTCGCCCGTGCCGGCAAGAAAGCCCGTGAGCTTTCCGAACGCGAAAAGCCGCTGGGCAACTGGGATATCATAAACCTCCGCATGGTAGACATCAACCGCCCTGATCCGAAAAATGACTTTGCATACGGTACATCTGTCTGGCCGGAAAAGAACGATGAGGAGACGATCGACGATGTACTGGCACAGGTCAGTGCCGCTAGTGCGCAAAAGGAATGTTTCAACAATCCCGTAACGGAGGGCAGCTACTTCAAGGAGATCAAATGGGGCGTGGTTCCGCCACTCCATAAATTCCCGTTCCTGGTGAGCTATGGCGACCCGGCACCGTCCAATAAGGTGAGTAACAAAAAGGGGGTTAAAAAACTGGGATCGTACAAGGCCAACTTCCTGGTGGGCGTATTGGATGGCAACCTGTATGTGATAACCGGTTATCTG